AGCTGATCGGCAACATCAACATCAGCGTCGCCCTCGCATCGGGCTCGGTCGGCTCGCTCGGCGGGACCACCGTCACCGTGCAGCGCTCGACCGACAACTCGACCTGGCGTGACGTCGACCGCTGGACGTCGACCGGCGAGGACGTCGGCTACGAGCCCGAGGCGCTGTGGTACCGCGCCGGCGTGAAGACGGGCGAGTACGCCAACAGCGTCGTGCTCCGCATCGGCCGCGAGGACGGCAGCATCGGGTATCCCCCCTGACCGTGCGCGGGCACGCAAGCCTGCTTGCCGCGGCGCTGCTCCTGGCCGGCTGCAACCCGGTCGCCAGGATCGCCAACAACGCCACGGCAATTCGTGGCGAGGCGCAGGCGCTCGTTGACTACGGCAAGGCCGCGGGCGACCCGGTGGTCGTGGACGGCGCCACGCGCATCCTGGGCCACGCGGACGCCATCCAGGCCGACATCCCCCACGTCGAGGCCAGGGTGCCGGCATGGCTCTCCACGCTGCACTGGTGGGGGATCGCGCTTGCGGTGGTGGCGGTCGCGTTCATCCTGTGGCAGAGCGGGGCGTTCACGGCCATCCGCATCGCCATCGGGTGGCTGCCCCGGAAGAAGGTCAGCCAGGCCGAGCTGGCCGTGGATATGCTCGATGAATCGCGGCCGGAAGGCGACCGCGAGCTCATAGCTGCAATGCGCGCACAGGACAGTGAGTTCGATGCAGCGTTCCGAAACGCGGCCAAGCGCCGCAAAGAGAAAGGAAAGACATGAGTCAGTTCCTCGGATCGGTCTGGTTCGGCGTCATGCTCGCGCTGGCGGGTTACCTCGTCGGCAACGTGCTGCCCATCGGCAAGCTGATGGACATGTTCAAGTCGAAGTGAAATGAAAAGCCCCGGCGGTGAGTGCGTCCTGCACGCCGCCGGGGCAAGCGGGGAGAAGAAGGTTCCCTAGCGTATCCGCAGGCTTGTGCCTCGCGGGAGCAGGGTGCAGCCGGGGACTGCCGTGCCGGCCTCGAGCGCGGCGCGGATCGCGTCCTTGTTCGGCTCGTGGCGCACGACCCTGAACTCGGACGGCAGGTCATCAACCGGGGCTTCGATGACGAGCGGCTGCTTGCCTCCATTCGCTGCAACGCTCAGTTTGAAGCGGACGCCGTCGATGCGGTGTTTGCCAAGGGCTTCCATCGCCTCCTTGAGCCGCCGCTTGAGGCGGTCGGCCACGGCCTCGTCGGCCTCGGCTAGGGCGCGGATGCGGGCGGCCTCGTCCTTGCGTGCCTTGGCGCGGAGCGCGAGCTCCTGGATGACGCTGGCGTAGGCCTCGGCCCTGTCCTCAAGCGCCGCGTCAAGGCCGGCGAGGTGCTCCTCGAGCGCCGCGTTCGCGTCGGCCTCGGTCTGCCCGCCCTCAAGCAGGGCGTCGATGATGTCGCTGATCTCGTTCTGGATTGCGTAGAGTGACATGGTGTTCCTCCGGGTATATGGTCAGAACGGGACGTGATCGTCGGCCGACACGGGCTCGGGCTTGCGCTCGACCGTGGACAGGACGCGCATGATGGTCAGGGCATTACCGACCCGGGCGATGTCGAGCCGCATCTCCTCGGACTTGTCCGCGAGCTGGGCGTACTCCGCGACCGTGGTGGCGAGCCAGGCGTTGCCGTGCTCCCCAGCGACCGAGATCGCGATGGGCTTGTCCTTGCGGCGCACGACCCGCAGGATGGCGAAGTTCCCCTCGTATTCGTCCGGGTAGGTGTCGGCGGGCTCGGCCTCAGCCTTCGCCACGGGCGCTGGGGCCGGGGCGGGCGCAGATGCCTCAGGAGCGGCCTTGCGCTTGCGGACGGGCTTGGGGGCCTCGACGGACACGGGCGCGTCCTGGGGCATCGTGGTGGCTTCCACGACCTCCGGGGCGGGCAGGGCGGCAACGGCCTGCACGGCGGGTGCGGCAGGCGGGTTGTCGGCCTGCGCCATCTCCTCGGGCGTATAGAGCCCGGACAGTTCGGCAGGGAACGCCTTGCGGAGGGCGAGCGCCTCGGCGCACTTGGCGATCATCACGGTCGGCATCTTGCCCCACATCCCGGTCAAGTAGCCGTCCTTCGACCGCTGCGCGTACTCGCGGAACAGGGCGATAGCCGTGACGGCCTCGACGAATCCCTTGCGGTACACGCCCACGCGGGCGGCCGCCGGCGGCTCCTCGTTCAGCCACACGTCCACCCAGCGCCCGTCCGTGCCGCAGTAGGCCACGGCCGTCTGCCCCGCGTACTCACCGCTGCGCTGCGCGACCAGGCGGAACCCATCGATGCTGACCTGCGTCTGCATGACCTCGCGGCCAGCCTTGCGGTCGTAGCGGCGCACGGCGTAGATCTGCCGTGCGAACGGGTCGAGCCCGGTGCGCTCGCAGATGTTGAAGAACAGGTCCAGCTCGTCGCGGCTCGCTCCGTTGCAGAGCGTCCGTGCGAGCAGCTCGCGCTTCTCGTCATCCAAGCGTGCCAATGCACTCATGTGAATCTCCTTCGCTTGCGCGGGTCGCCGCGCTCGGCCGGGGGCAACGCGCCACCGACAGGATCAGTATACGCCCCACTACATCGGCGTCAAGCCCACACTTTCACCAGCGTTTCGGCGGTTTCGCCCCATTCCTTGCTGGCCGCCAGCATCGCCACCTGGCCGTCATCCACGTACACGACCCCGGTCATCGCGTCCAAGGCAGCTCTGCAGAGCTTGTCCAGGTCCGGCCGCGTGGGTGCCAAGGGCAGCGCCGGCCTGAGCAGGCCACGCGAGGTGAAGTGCGACTTCGGGCGCGGGAACCGGAAGCACAACTCGACCGCCACCGCCCCGGTCGCCGGCGGCTCGGTCCACGCCTCGCGTGCCACCAGCGCGAACACCGCCCGGTAGGGCTTGACCTTGGCGCTTGACTCGAGCAGCACGACACGCCCGTTCCTGAGCAACGCACGCTTGGAACCCTGGGGGGCTGCGAATCCCGGTACGACGAATTCAATCATTGCGGACCCTGTGGTTGGATGCTGCCAGCACTTGGCGGTTCACCTGTCGTATCAATTTCGCCATCTCCTGCCGCAGGTACACGACCTCCTGCATGAGTTCAATCGTGAGCGGATCGTCCGTGCCGCTCTCGCGCACGCGGTCCACGACGTCCTCGTCCCGTTCCCCTCGCCCCGCGAGCATGGTCAGCCGCTTCCTTCGTACAGGATGCGCTCGATGTGGGCCGGCAGCACGTTGCGGAGTTTCCGCACCTCGTCGCGCAGGACGCGGATGTGCCGCGCCGCCTCGCGCCGCTCGAGGTTCGCCATCTCGCCCATGCCCGGCCAGTAGATGTCGAGCCGCTCAAGGATGTCGCGCTCCTGGTGCTCGTCGCCTGGGTCGATCATTGCTTGTCCTGGTTCAAAGTTACCCCCGCGCCGTGTTGGAAACCACGATGAGGTGGCACGGCGCGGGGGCTTTCCGGCAACGCGCCGGAGGGTGTCTGTGGCTCGCGGTCGATCTCGCGCAGCAGGGCGTTGATCGACTCGAGCGCTTGGTCTGGGTCGTGCTTGAACCCTGCGGCCAGCGCCGCCGAGAGTTGCCGCAGCGGGGCGGCGGCGGCGCGGATCTGTCCGATTCGCGCACGAAGCAGCATGATCGTGAGACCGCGCTCGTTGAGGGCGTGCTCGTACCAGGTCGGTTCAGTCATCGTCGCGCTCCCTCAGGATTCGCACGGTCTTCGGTGCACGCACGACGAGCGTGACCTTGCCGACGTTGGATGGCGTGGGGGCAACGGCGGCCACGGCACGGCCATCCTCGTCCACGATCACGACCGACTGCCCGTGGCGCAGGGTGACGGCGACGTTGCCGGCGTTCGGGATGTCACGCATGGTCGGCCTCCCACTTTGCGATCTGCTCCCCGATCCAGGCCATGCAGTCTCGGCACAACCTCAAAAACTCGTCGTCCATGAGGTCGCGCTTGACCATGTTGACTTCCGGGCAAACCCAACGGTAATTGCCAATGACATCTGTTCCACCGCGAGCCTTCGGAACAATGTGGTCAAGATGGGCTGTGCGATCTAGTTTGCGGCCAGTCAAGGCACAAAGCCCACGCTGTCGCACCCACAAGCCAAACAATTCACTTGCCGATGCCCCGCATCGTCGCGATGCCCGGTTGCGGAAGAAATGACGGCGCGCCCATTTGTTGTGACGATCCAACACCCGTTGGCGATTTGCGGCGTAATAGTTTCGCCGTAACTCCAAAACACGTTCTGGATACCGAATCCGTCGAAAGCGCATTGACAATCGTTTTGCTTCGCGGACTTGATCTGGAGTGCGCGCTGGTGGTCGGTGTCGCTTCAATCCCAGACCATGCGCCTTGCAAGTGATGACTTGCCGACTTCGTCCAGGCAACTGATGCAACAGCGTTTCCCACGGTTCATGGCAATACATGGATTCAAGCACTTGGATTTCCCCCGCCGTCCATCGATTGTGCGGCGCGTACTTTCGTTTTCGTTTCGTAGGCTTGGATTTTCTCACCAATCCAAGTTACCACATTTGTCGCCATGCTGTTGCCGAGCGCCTTGTATCGCGGCCCGTCCGGGCATTGCTCGGCGGGCTTGCCGCGCCACGGGATCAGCGTCCAGTCGTCGGGAAATGCCTGGAGTCTCTCGCACTCACGCGGCGACAATCGACGCACGGTCATGGCTTGGGGGACAAGCGGCGTCCCGCGCCCGGTGCCGTCCTCGCTTGCGTCAAAGCCATCGGCGCGGAGAGAGTGGGCCACCGCCACCGTGGTCGCCCGCGTGTCGCCTTGGTCAAACAGCGAGAGCGTCGGGTTGACCTGGCCCTGCACCCAAGTTTCGTCATC